ATGTGTAACACATCATAACAAAAAACTAGCCCGAAGGCTAGCTATAACATAAAAAAATAGGCAAGTACCGAAGTACCTGCCTAGAAAAGGATCATTCACTTTTTCATTCTAACTGATTTCTCCCCATAAGTCACCTAATATCTGATTAGGTGGAGCAGAACCATTCCATGTTCTAATAGGCAAGTAATAACGTTGCCCCTCCCATGTATATCCTACCCAAACATGACCATCTTGTAACATAACCTCGTCATAATCACAGTATCCGCCAGGTTGGAACTGATAACCTACTGGGCATGATAAGAATGGTCCAACTTTTCTTACAGTGATTGGTTGATTACCGTTTGTGAATCTAGCACTTTCTTCCATGTAGTAAGTACCATATTTATTACGTTTCCATGCACTCGCAACTGGTTTAACTGTATTACTTGAGGCGCTTGACTCACTCGAAACAGTAGCAACTGGTATTTTACCGTCCATGTACGCCCTAATCTGCTTGATAAAGTAGTCTTTAAGTTGTAATTGCTTATCTTCCGGTATTAGACCGCGAGTTACTGGGTCGAAACCAGTGTGTAAAACTGAACTTCTATGAGGGCATGATGTTGAAGTGAATTCGTTGTGTAATCGGATTGTGTTCCTGTTTGCTGGTAAGCCCCATTTTTTCAACAATCTAGCGCATTCTTGGAAAGTTGCCTGTTCATTTTTTAAGAACGTAGCATTATCTGCGCCCATTGATTGACACACTTCAATACCGTAATAATATTTATTGCCTACTTGGTTAGCAGTGTGCCAACCTACTTGCGATTCATCTAAAGCTTGCCACACTGTGTTACCTGATACATAACTATGCGCAATACCTGCCTCTAATCTCGATAAAGGCGCGTTAACTAATCCGTTGCGATAAGCTTCTGCTGTCGCTCCTTTGCTTCCTGCGTCGTTATGAATGACTATACCCTTAGGATTACCACCACGCTTAGGCAGGTCATAACCTTTAACCACATCTTTGATGATTTTAAGTTCTATCGATTTAGGTTGTGGCTTAGCTGTTTCTTTTTTAGGTGTTTGCGTAGGAGATTGAACTGATCGTGGTGCTGTCTCACTTTTAAAGTTAGGACGGATAAACCACATAGGGAAGTCGTAAGCATGTTGACGTCTTGTAACTTTTTCCCAACCCCAGCCGGGTTGTTCGATTCCGTCAGTCCAGCCACCGCCTAGCCAATTCTGCTCATATACAATGATATAATCTAAAGTTGCTTCAATTACCCATGCAACATGACCGTATCCCGCACCGTAATTACTACCGAATACAACCATGTCGCCGGGTTGTGCCAAGAAGTCTGGTGTATTTTGGTATACAGTAGCTAGTCCGTTAAAATCATTAGCACTTGGGATGTCTTTGGCACCTACACCTTTTAAGTTGTAGCCAAACAAGACTTGCCAACCTGCATTGGCATAGTCAAAGCATTGAAATCCATACCATCCGTCCGCATTATATTGTTTTCCCTCAGATGTTTTCAACCACTCTATAAACTCTTTTTTAGTTAGTTTTGCTTGCATTGTCGCCACCTCCATGATGATACTCATTCACATCAAAGCCAACATCGTTAGAGGCGTCTGTGAAAGGTTGTGATGTATCATATTCTTTTGGTGCTTTCGTGCTTAATTCCGGCGTTAAACTGCTGTCTTGTGATGATTTCCACGTAACTTGTTGTTCTTCTTTATCGCTATCTCTAGGCGCTTGATATGTCTGTGCTATAGATGAATCTGAGACGCCTTTTGACGTTGGGTCAGTAATAACGCCAATCCCTGTAAGTAGCGTGAGGATAGCGCCTATAATCGCGCTAGCTTGATTTAATTGAGTTGATAAATCGAATCCGAATAAGTCTGTGATTTGCTTGATAAATAACAACAATGCACCAATTAAACCTGTTAATACTGCTTTATTTTTAAATCTTAATTTCCAGTTAATATCCATTTGTTTGCTCCTTTTATCCAAAATAAAAAGCCAACCTCGAAAGGTTAGCTTTAAATTAATGTGTTTGCGTATGGTATTTCTGTTGTTCTGTAATTCAGTTTGAATTGCCATTCATAACCAGCTTCAATTGTTTCTTCTTTGAATTGTTGGTTATAAATCTTGCCCATGTCTGCGTTTCTATGCTCTATCCATATATCGCCTTTTATCGCATTATCGTCGATTAAAACTGGCTCATTTTTGAATATAGAACCGTCTTCTAAGAATAGATGTAATTTAGGTGTCAAATTACTTTCTTTGAAGTTGATTCTGCCTTTTTCGTCGTTGATTCCGATTCTGACATAAGCTGTGTTTTCGTCTTCCGTGTAGAAGCGACAACCTATGTCGCCGATATCAACATTTTTGTTATTTATTCGCGTTTCAATGTCTTTTATTTTGTACATTTACACACCTCTTTATTTATATTTATCCCTTGTGAAGTAGATACCTTTTAAACCGATTTGTTTATATAGCTTAGCGATTGTACTAGCTTGATGTTGGCACCACTCTATAGCAGTAGCGTATTGGTGCGTAGCTGGATTCTTAGGATTCCATCTGATTCTGTACAATGTGTTTTGACCTTTATTGATATAATCCTTTCTTACGAAGCTAGCACCGCCCATGATTGCTTTTGCTGGTGATGTCCAACCTTTATTTCTTGCGAACGTCATGGCGTAGTTAGGATTGTTGTCGTAAGCACCTATACCAAAGTAGTTGTACACCCCATCTTTTCCGTTTGCGAAGTTACTTGTTCCGTATCCACTTTCTAAGAAAGCGTGCGCGATCAAATAGATTTCGTTAATGTTATTTTTCTTACAAGCTTCTGCGAATGCTTTACCTTGTCCGTCTAGCGTTCCTTTCCCTTTGAGTATCTTATTAAGCGCACTAACTGAAACACCTTGATACTTGCCTAAATTAAGCATTTGGTAGCATTGTGTGTTACTTTCCCATATTCGCTTAACATTCATTGCCGAGCTCGTTTGAGCTCGTGTAGCGTTAGCCCAGCCCCAAGCATTAGATTTTTTCGGGTTACCTCTTGCCATTTGTCTATCCAGTGCTTGTTGGAATGTGAATGGACTTGTTTCAGTAACGATGCTTGGTTTTTCGTCTGATGGAGTAGGGCCTCGTGTGGACGCACTGTCAACTGATGTTTTATCACTAATTCTTATTGTTGTTTTTGTCGTTACTTCTTTAATATTTTCTCGTTTCAATATATCTCGTTTGATGTACGTCTCAAGCATTTTCTTTTTGACTTGCTCATACTTTGCGTCATCCGGTATACCTTGCTTAATCAAGTCGTAATTAATTAAATCTTTCATACTACGCCAAATATTAGGGTCTACCTTTAACGTCGTTTCAGATAAGTTTTTATCAATCCCTGACAATAACCAAACACCACGTATTAACGCTTGTATTTGATTCAATAAGAATTGTCGTTTGCTATCTGTTTGACCACCACATACTTCAATAACTAGCCAATTAGGGTGACGCGGGTCATCAAAATTGGTTGGTCTAGCAAGCCATGTAGCCTCTCTATCGACATATAAATGTGGTATCTCGTAGTCACTAATAAATTTATTCCTTTGTGTATATAATTCATCAACAGAACGCATGTGTGTTGATTCTTTGATGTATAAACCTTGAACGTCTGAGCGTTCATCTCCCCAAACAACTATATGGTCTATAAAGTGCTCTTCTTTATCTAAAACATTGCTGTAAGCAGTGTATTTAACTGTTTTAACCTCTTTGAATTGTGGTTTCTTCGCTTCGCCAGTAATTGTTGAGTCATTGGCTTTTGATGCTGAACTTGTATTAGTATTGCTAGGTTTGCTAGTATCTTTTGAGTATGGAGGTCTGACAAAGCCTGTAACGCTCGCATATCCATGTCTGATTAATGCACCAGGCGAACCTGTCCAACTATTAGAATTAATCCAATTTTGATCGACACTATAGAAATAACTTTTATTAGATGGTCCCACTACGATTGCAGTATGTCCGTCTGAGCCGATTCCATTTCCTGGATGCCAAACTGCTATGTCTCCGGGCTCCGGTACAAATCCAGATGAATAACGATAAAATCGGAAACCCTTAGGATATCTGTAATTAGCCATATCCTTAGCGTTCCCCCACGTTCTAAAACCCCAATATCTACTAAAAATATAGTTAGGTGTATCCCAACATTGCGTTTGTATTTAATTTAACGCCTTTCCCTTCATCAATTTCTTGATAAGCTTGTATAACGTTAAATCACTCTATAAAAAGAGCCTCACGCTTTCACATGAGACTAGACTATATCTTAATATTCATTACATAGTGTCTCTTTAAAAGAATATTTAATGCACTGTCTACAAATTTGTAGCACTTAGTCGTTGAACGTTCCTCTACTGTTACCATAGAGGCTTCGCTGCTGATTGCCCAATTCTTAATATTTTTTAACATTCACGCTTATCGTTGCCAATTACGTTGTAGTTATTAAGACTCTAAGGGTGTTCCAGCAATTCACATTATTTTTTTACGTGGAACCCTTAATTAAGCACCACGATAACCGTCAATATTAATCCTTTTGCCTATATTAGACTTTGCCCATTCAGCTACTTCACTTGCTGTAGGTTTTCGAGTCTTTGGATTAGGTAATCCCATGTATGCACCTCATTTCAATCAAAATAAAAAGCCAGTGCCGAAACACTGACCTTTAAAAATTATTTACATTTGCCAAACCAGAAGCACGCCCAGAAGCTATATCCTAAAATCCCTTTAAGCATGGTAATCACCTCCTTTAAATACCAAAAATAGTTCTTAGTAAAGCTATGACAATCGTACTGAAGATAGTCCCTATCAAACCGAGAATCCACATTTTGATGTCTCTGATATTTTTAGCATTTTTCTTTTTATTTTTTTCATCTTCAATCTTATCGCGCCTTAATTCTTCGAAGTTTCTATCTAACTTATCATAAATTTTTTCTTGTGTTCTTAAACTGTTTTCAATGCTATCTAGTTTTTTAAACGTGTCCTTAGTGTTTTCTTCTAAGCGCATAATTCGCCATTCGTGCTCACGTCGTTTGATAAAACCAAACACTACGCCACCTACTTTGTGTTAAATTAAAAAGCCACAAGCATTACACCTGTGACTCTTCATCTTTTGTTTCTGGATATTTTTCTCCAGTAATAATTGCGTATTCTTCTTTGTCTATAACTTCCATATCTACAAACCATGCAATATCTTCTTTAGTATATATTTTACATTGATACCATATTTTAATATCTTCGAATGTTGGTGAAATTAATTTAAGCATTTTCAGCCTCTCCTTTAACCTCTTCTAATTTTTTATTAAATGCCACAAGTTGTTTTGCCATTAATGCATTTTGCTTATTAACTTGCATCGATAACTTTGTACTTTGAACAACTTGTTTCTGCATGCTCGCAACCATTCTGCGAAGTTCCTCATCACTCAAATCTGACGCGCTTTGTTGGTTTGATGCATTCGGTACGTCTTCTTTTTCGAAATTGCTGTTGTATTTAATTTCGCCATTAGTGAATACGAACTTTCTAGGTTCGAACTCTTCTTTAAATTTGATAGGCACATTGTTATCGTCTACATCTAAACTATTGCGTAACCCGCCAGTATTAACGTATCCGATAACTTCGTTTTTATCATTTACTGTGATTTTCATTATTTCCACCCCATAATTTTGGTTATAGTAACTTTGTTTGCATTAGCGCCAGAACCTGTTGTTCTGCCTAAATTGAAATACACATCGTTATCTATTCTTAAAGTAGTGCTACTTGTTTTGGATAGTAAGCACTCATAAATACCGCCCCCGTTACCGTCTGAGTCAAATACATTCGCTTTACTTAATTGAATTGCGTTAGGTAATGCGGTTAATCCGAACCCCTCAATAACACCACCTGGATAAGTTCCACTTACCAACAAAATAGAATAGTTTGTGTATGGTTCGGTTAGATTGATAGTTGTACCTACACCATTTGCGCCACCGTCGAACAATACCGTTGACTTATGTTCATTAGGCGCTGTCCACTGTGGCTCAAGTCTGCCGTTTGTGATTGATCGTGTGTAAATCTTTTTAGAGTTATAAGGTGTGAAGTCAAATAACTTATTTGTTTCGTCTTTAACAAATACAGATAAGTACCCCTCATAACTTTCAACGCCACTTGGTAAATCCGGCACTCTGGTTGCATAGTAATTACCTGCAGAAAGGTTTCCTAAATCGCCTTGTGCGTTATTTAAGTTAACCTGTATTGATTGACCGTTAGGCTCAGTTAACTTATGTTGTTGCCAGCTAGTTGTTCCAAACCTATCATCTACATACTGCTTAGCTTGATTTAAAGCATTGTTAGATGTTTCTTTAACAAATTTCTTCGTTAATTCTTCGTCAACTTTTTTATAGAACTGATACCATGTGCCACCGATTTTATATGTTGTGTACTCATCATTTGAATCGTCTGGATACCATGTTGCACGTGCCGTACTATCATCAACAACATAGACAACTAACAAGCCTGATTTCCCTAAAGTATTCGTAGTTGCTGAAACTTCAGAACCATCATCAACGCCATCTTCTTTAGGCGTCTCTAAAGTGCCTATATCTTTAAACGAGGGCGCATCTGTCGCGCTAGTGATATGAATAATCCTAGATGTATTAATTGCGCTTAAAACGCTATCTATGGACTGTTCAGACGATTCAATTGCTTTACCATAATCATCAGTAATTTTTGATTTTTGCCAATTTGTCGTTGTGTTACCTTTGACAAGGTCAGCACCATTGATTTGTTTCTCAACTTCATTGACACGCGCAAATATCGCTTGCTCCTTTTCAACTATTTTACTGAATTCAGCTGTAACAGCTTGTGTTGCACTAGTTTGCGTCGCAGTAATAGCTTGTATAGCTTCGTTTTGCTTGATTTCGATTTGTTGAATGCCTTTTGTCGCACTATCATTCACTTTTGCTATCAACGTTTGTGTGTCAGCCATACCTTGCTTTAATTGATTAAAGTCTTTACCGACAGCTTCGATAGTATCTTGAATAGATTTGATATAAACAAGCTTTGTTGTACCATCAAACCCACTGACTAAATCATTTTCAATATTGAAACTAAATTGACGTTCAACAACTACGTTATTACTCCCGTGTTGCGTGAAAAATGCCTGAGCATGTACTTTACCTGCATGTTTTAAAAATTCATTCGGTATCACATACTGCAAACGCCCATTAATTGCATCTACTATCGTTAATTCGTCTGAAATATAAGCGCCTCTATCTACGTTATAATCATCGGTTTTTAACACGATAGATGTTTTAACATGTTCAGAACTTATAGATAACGGTCTGTTATTCTTAGTTACTGCAAAATTTAAAACACCAGTTCCTCTATCTGATTCATAGAAACTGATGTTTGTGTCAATAACCGGATTATATTGTGATGTTGTTTGTAACTCGATTAAGTTATCATCTTTCGAAAAATTATCTACTACCATTATTCAACCTCCTTACCTTCTATTATGCTCCAACCACTATTACCACCAGTACCAAAGTTTCTAACGAAAAACTGGTGAGCAGAAGCAAAGTTATTACGTCTTAGCACTTGTGTTGTGTTACCCGGTGTATTTGATTTTACTTCTAACACCCAGCCTGCAATACCTTTGTAATCTTTAGGGAAGTCAGAAAAACGTTTTGATTCTTCAGTGGTGATATAGAAGTCTAAACCAACAATTTTTAAATCAGACAATTTCGTGATGCTCTTAGGGATATGTTCCCAATAACCAGCACTTTGTGGGTTAAAATTCCATGAACCGTTGTTTTTCTTGTTAAAGATGTCGATAACACGTTCAAATTTGAGCATATTTCTACCTGTGCTGTTTCTAGTTAGTACTTGTCTTAACGCACCATTATAATGACCAGGCAGTACATCAAAGAACCAACCTGCATCTCTAAACGCTTTCGGTAACGGGAAATCTAACGCATTTTGTGTGTCTTGCGTATAGATATAGTAATGACCAACTTCCGTAATATCACTTAGATATGCTGGGTTTTGTATTGGTAACGGTTTAACACGTCCGCCTGAATCAGTCATCGATACTTGAGGTGCAATGTTTTTTAAGAATTGGTTAACACCTCTTTGGCCGATGGAATAAATTGAGTGATGTCTGTTGTTACCAGGTCCAATAGTTACCCCTATTAAAAGCGCTTTGCGTCCTGTTTCTAGATCGTAATACATATCTAGACCCTCAGCTTCTTGGAAGTCTCCTTTAAAGTTATTATTCACACCGCCTATATCGATACGACGTTTAAATAACAATTCTTTCGTTTTGATGTCGAAGCCTTGTAAGTAGTTAGGGTTGGCTGTATTCGAATCACCTGTATACCAATATAAGATACCTGCATCATAAGTGATACCTTGCATAGGTTGTGTATCTGAAGTGTATTCCATAGGTATATCCATTTGATACAATACTTTGTCTATACCTTTATCAATATCGTCAGCACTTCTAACCTCAACAAAGTTCAACGAATTCTTAGCTTGTCTTTCAGAAGCTTTATATTCACGTCTAAAAATCATTAAGTTTTCTATAGGATTATAAATTGCCGACGTATATCTATCGTTAAATACGTTTGGCATGACGTCTTGCATTTCGTTGCCATACGTCATTTCTCCACTTCTATATTTAAAGCGTACAAACTTGTTGTTTTTGTTACTGTCCAACACTGCTGAATAAATCCATAACTCATTATCAATGTATCTATACGCATTGTGTGTACCACGACCGCCATTTTTAACGAGTAATCTATCAATAAATTGGCCATTAGGTTTTAACCTAGACAACATGTAATGATTGCCTGGACGCGCTTGTGTCATATAAATGATTTTCGTTCTAGGGTCTACCCAAAATGATTGCATTACTGCGTTAGTATATGGCGATAAATCTGTGATGAATTCCGGTTCTTGTTCTTTTGGTTCGAATCGGTATTCAGTTGCTCGATATTCTTTGTAATGTTCATCTACAGCTTTCTCAACCTTTTTAGTGAAAGCGTCTAGTGTTGAATAATCATGATACAAACGATCTTGTAATGTCTTATGACCATAACCAGTATTATCAACACGTGCGTCTGTCACTTCGTTAATACCGTCGCCGTTATGACCTAGAATCATGTTGCTGAAACGGCCATTTAGATACGTTAAATAATCTTCAACACTGTCATTCAAGTATTTAATTTGTTTCGCTGAGTGTGCGTATATTTCTTCTTTTTGATGATAGATAAACATTTTCTCAAGTTTGCTCATGCCTTCATCCAACAAGCGATAGTTATACTCATGTTGAGCAACTATTTTCCGGCCTGTCATTGAGTGTAAACTTGTAATTAATCCGTAAGCCATTGGTTGCCTCCTTTAATCATAAAAACTGTAATAATCCTTTATTAGTTCATACATAATCACTTCGTGTCCTTTTTCGTTAGGGTGTAATCCATCTGGCATGCTAGACTTTCTGAAAGCTGGGTTGTATGGCTTGAAGTAATCTGTGTGATAAGCGTCAAATACTGGTACATTTAATTCACTACAAGCTAATACTTGAGCATTTACATAGTCTTCAAGTGTTAGCCCTAACTTGTTTTTATCCGTATCTTTACGGCGTATTTTAGTACCATCCATAGGACATTGTCTTGTAGCTGTCATAACCAATATCTTTGAATCAGGGTTATTCTTTCTAATAACTTCAATTGCAGAACAAAAGGCACCGTAAAACGTTTTAGTGTCCGTTTTATCAGTGCCAATCGGTACGCCTGCCCAATAACCGTGTAACCAGTCATCGTCAGTTCCTTGTAATATAATTAAATCCCCTCTTACCTCTTCAGCTTGGCGGTATATACTGTTTTCCACCGCATCTTTTCCAATTGGAACTGTTGCCATTGTGGCGCCACCTTTAGCAAGATTAGCCGTTTTAGCTTTTAACTTCTTGCCTAACATTTCAGTGAAGTTCACTTTAGCGTGTGATCCTCTAGCTACAGAATCGCCAATTGTTCCAATAGATTTGATATTTCTTATACTTGATTGGCTCGTAAAGTCGTACATGATCGTACCGTTAGCAGTAGTAACTGTTTTAGTGTTAACTTTATCCACTTTAGCGTTTAATTTTTCGGTTTTCTTTAGAATGTCATTGTTAATAGATAAGCTAGCATTCACTTTCGCATTTAAAGCTTTTAGTTCTTTTGAAGGGTCTGATTTAGTAGATTTCACACTCTTAACATAATTCGCAGCGTCATGAACAGCCTTGTTATAACGATTACGTCTGGTAAAATCTCCTAACACTACATCTTGTTTAGTGATATTGTTATAAGCGTCTCTTTCAGTTGTTATTTCTACTATTCTTACTAAATCGTTATAACCTATAGTAGAATCTACCACCCTAACAACATCGCCTATTTTAGGGTTAGCTTCTGGGAAATGTTCACGTAACGCTACAAAGTCTAAGGAAATAGAAGCAGTGACACTTTTCTTTATCAATAACTCCATTGCTTTTTTTAAACTATCTTCTTTTTTAATACGTCCATCAACAAGCGGTGGCGCTTCTCTTTTACCTATCAATTGTGCTAATGGATGAGTGAATTCAATTTGTAGTCCCGCTTCTGCAAAAGTCTGTTGTCCATCAAAATCACCATAACCTTTAATAAAGGTATAACATTTAGATGCATCTTCTTGTATTTTGACGTTATCAGCATTCACACCAGCTTTAATGTAATAATTGGCAAACTTAGATAATTCATCATACAAATGAAACGTTTTAGTCTTTGCATCGTATTCATATTCGAGATGATAACGCTCAAGTCCTTTTTTAAAGATTTCTAATCGTGTATCTCCTTTGCCTAATCCCTCGAATTTAGATGCATCTACTTTTGGATGTAATACATACTTATAACCCGTTCCTTTAAAGACAGTATTGAAGAACTCAACGCCTGTAAAACTTTCGTTATACTCTTGGTAAATCCTAGAATTGTTAAGGTCATCAAGTTCTTTTTGCCTAGCTTTGATATCAAGCCTTATTTTTTCGCCAATAGTAGACTTATCAAGTATGACAATTACATATTCGTTGAAATCATCTTCACCTTCAACATGAGTGATCGTCCACATTTTAGTTATAGCACCTATTGCGTCAAACGTACTCGCGTTCTCGATAATAGTTAGATCCAAAGAACTATCTTCATTTAGCTTTTTACTTACCTTTGTACTAACATTAATAGCGTGCCCTACACCCTGTAGACTTTTTAATAAAATTGGCATAGGCTACTCCTTATCTAAAATATAATTTGTGTCTAAATGTAATTTGTTTCATTACTTTATTAGACTTGAATCGATTCCAGCCTGGATATAAAACCGGTTGTTCTAAAGTTTTATTAAAAGCATCTATATTTAAATAACCTCTATAGGTATGTTTACCGTCGAAGATTATTTTATCTCCGGCTTTTAAATCAACTTCCTTAATAACTGAGATATTTCCTTTATCTGTATAGAAAGTGAATCCATCCTTATCATTAGCTTTAACATCTTCAGCTAACTCTATTTCAACAACATTAAACTGATTAAACTGTGTTAAAGGAACATCACCGTTATAATAAACTTCTCCTGAGTTAGTGTTGTAAAATGTCATTTGACGCCTCTTATCACCTTCGTTTGTAGGCAATCTATCAGGTACCGACCATTTTTCAGGGTCGTTATTACTTTCAAGATCAGTACTATAACCGACACTTTCAAAGTATGGTAGTTCGGTTGTTTCAAACGACAAAGAAAATTCCCCTGATGTTTGTGTTGTGTCAAAAGACACTTCGCTTACCAAACCCACTAAAAGTTGTCGTCCATCAACATAATCAAGTTCGAAAGCTTGTTTTCCTTTTGATGCATCTAATATATGTTCGTACTTAATTGAATTGTCTGGTGTTGCTAACTCCCTTAAATAAAAACGCCCAGCAAATAGTGCTTGGACGTCTGATTTTAAATGTGAAGCATAAGCAATCTTAGGTACTTTGTACCTTAACTTAAGCTCTACTTTTTTAAGTTCTTCTTTAGCGTAATTATGAAATCTACCATCAATACCCTCTATGTCAGAATAGTTACGATGATAGCCTGCGCCTGTAACGTTATATTCAACTACTTCCAAGTGATTATAAGTGAAAGGGTTGTCACTGACGCGATACTGCGAACCATTCCTTATTACTTCTATATCGTGCGCTATCAACTAACAAACCTCCCTTATAATAAGTTGAAACTTCCATCTATAGCGTCTATATCATCAATGCGTGATTTGATTAAATCAAGGTCTCCTTCATTTCTAATAGTTACATTCACAATAGGTCTATTATTTTCTTTTAAGCTATGTTGAACATCGCCTGACATGTGTCTATCAAAAGTGGTGCTTATCGGGTCTCCTATACTATCTGTAAGTGTAGATGATAGCTCTTTGTTAAATGCACTACCGAAATCTGTAGCAATTACTTTAGCTTGCGATACTGCTAAGCCTTTGCCTAAACCACTACCTCCACCATGACCGCTCACGAATGAAGTTACAGAATCCCAAGCTGATGAAATCGCATCGCCTACCGCGCTGACTACTTTGTGCGCAGCGTTAGCTACACCCTCAGCTACTTTACCGATCAAATCTGCACCGGCATTTAAGAAATCACCGAAGAAATCTTTGATTCTATTAAGTGCATTTCTCATGCCATCGCCTACATTTGAAACAACTCTTTTAAATCCATCGGCCACTTTACTTGCGAAACTTGTAACTGTATTCCAAATATTAGAAACCCATTCAGAACCTTTTGTGATAATAAAGTTTAATGCTTGTCCCATTTTTTCAGCTACACTCCAAGCAACACGACTGAACCAACTTGTAACAGTGTTCCAAATACTGCTAACAAAATTAGTGATTGTACTCCATATCTGTGACCAACTTGTACCAAACATTGAAAGCGTTCGATTCATTACGCCAGTTAAAAAGCCGATAATTGACTCCCAAACTGATTGCATGTATTGCCAAATCGTATCAAGTACATTGGTAACCGTAGTTTTAATAGTCTCCCAAGCACCTGAGAAGTCGCCAGTAAGCAACTGAATTAAAGCAGTGAATAAACCTACTATGATTTGGACAGCTACGGATATCACTGTTCCTATGGCTTGGAACGCAATTGTAATTAACGTCCACAAACCTTGTATGATATTCATAACATTTGTAATAATGCCTATTACCAAAACACCTAAAACTTGCATGAATACTTGTCCTAATACTTGTAATATAGGCATGATTGGCTGTAATGTTGATTGAATTTTGCCCCACAATTGAGTTAACCAATCTACTACACCTTGAATCGCACCGGAAACTGCTGTTTTAATACCGTTCCAAGATTCAGTTATTGTTTTTCTGAAATTCTCGTTTGTTTTCCATAAATAAACAAGAATACCAATGAATGCGCCAATTACGGCAATCACTGCTAATACTGGCAAAGAAATACTTGTGAAAACACCAGCTAATAAACCGAACGCTTTACTTACCAAATCAGTTATTCTAGTTAATTCCAGTATTCTTGTGACAATATTTAATAAAGTTACGCCAAACACATTACTTAATACACTGCTAACAGCTGCAATCGGAGCCATTAAAGCCCAAAATACGCCACCTAAAATACCCATAACACCGATAATTTGAGCGACTGCTGGGTGTGTTTCGAATAGTTTGGCGATAAATCCAGCTAAATTAGTAATGAAATCTAGTAATTTACTAGCTATAGGAGCCATTGCAGTACCAAATGCCACTAACGCTTTTACGATATTACCGATTAACTGCATAATAGTAGGACCATTCTCTTGAACGTAGCTGATAAAGTCTTTAAATCCTTGAGATTGACCTACTTGTTCTGACCACGCTTTGAATTGAGATGTTAACTTAACCAACCAATCAAATATATTCGAACTGTTTTGTCCGAAAGCAATCATCAAATTACCAATTCCAGAAAATACATTACCAAATATTTGCCCTAATTTAGGTAAGTTTGTCTTTGTATACTCGATGAATGCTTGTATCGCATTTTGTCCTGCTACACTGTTAGCCCAGTTCTGGAATTTTTGACCTAAACTATCTAAGCCATTAGCTACCCACAAAAATAATGGTGCTAATTGAGTGAACACATTCACTAATCCATCACCAAAACGACCTGCCGCGCTTAATAAAGCGTCAAACGTCTTAACACCTGTTGTATTCATCATGTTAAAGAACTTTTGTGCTGTTTGGCTATTTTGAGCCCATTTCAACACTTTCTGAGAAGCTTGTTCCATAGATTGAGCTACGCCAGATATAAAAGGTTTTAATGCAATTAAGGCTGTTTTAATTGTGTTTAAACCATTCGCTAATGTGTTGAATATTTGCGCTTGATTTTGTTTGATGATATCTTGCCAAGTTGTTTTAACACCATTTAAAGCCGATTGATAAGCTTGTGTTTCTTTAGTTACTTGTAACGTTCCATCTTTGAGCATTTTAATAGCACTAATTGCCATAGCACCAAATGCTACTGCACCTGCACCTGCAATACTGAATGCCCCAGCTAATCCTAGAACGCCACCACCTAATACACCAACCGCATTAAGTACCGCCATTATCGCAGGTACTAAGCCAGCAATTACTGGTATTAAAGCTTGTATACTAGCGATCATTAAACCTTTAACTTGTTGTGCAAAAATAGTACCAAATGTACGTATTTTAGAAGCCAAAGCGTCCATTTTTTCGCCGTATTCGGTTAAGGATTTGTTTAGCGCTTTAGTCAGTATTTGAGCTTTTGTCATACCCCTTGTATCAAAATTAACTTTTACTGTTTTGGTGTGCAATGTAGCTAACATTGTTCTGGCGCTAGTAATTGCACGTTTTAACGGCGAATTATTACCATCAATCTTAACATTATGCTCTCGCCATTTTTGTGCCATAGCTTTAGCACGTTGCATAGCTCTTTGGAATTTTGATATATCCGCCTTTACGTCTGTTTCGATATTATTGGGAACAGATGTTTTCGCTAATCGCTGAGCTTTTCTCACGTTGTTTTGAAAGTCTCTAATATTGGCCATAATCTTTGCCATAAAATGAGTATCCAAAAGCTAACCTCCTTTCGATTCAAGGAATTTTCTTGTACCTTCTTTGAAGAGTTCACGTCTTCTTTTTTCTTCTTCTAATCTAACTTTTTGTACACGAGCATAGCTACCAGGTTCTCTTATTTCGTAACGTTGTTTCTCAATGTCACGAATCATACTAGTTAGCCTCTTAGAAGCTTGTACTAAGCCGTTAGCTTGCGCTTGTTCAATTAATAATTGTCTTTGATCTAGGTACCTATCCTGACCACCAATAAGCCAATCACGCCATTCAGCAGGTGTTAGTGCTAACAATTCATGTTCAGGGATATATCCTAAATATCTAGCTGTCAGTTGCCTTATTTTTGAGTAATCGTGTAAGGTTCTGCGCCCATGATTTCCTTGTAATTCTCTTTCATCATTTCTATGCCTGCTTTCGTCATTTCTTTGTCCTCGCTTTTGGCCATATTCGGTGCTTTGTTCAATGTCATCCAGTACGAGCGACTCTCCCTCTTGAAAAAACCACTATTGTTAAGTTTGTCCAAAGCCCCTTGTAATAACGGCAAAGTATCCTCGTTTTCAGTGATGAAATCATCAATTGCTTTTTCTAATTGTTCTCGAGTTGGTGGGTTTTTTAAATAAGCAGTAGCACATTCCCAAAATTGTAAAATCGCTTTGTTTCTAGATTCTAGCAAACCGTTAAAGATAACATTGAATCCTGGCATTGCTCCTTTTCTCCCATCTTCGCTATCTTCTGAGAATTTTTCAGCTTTTCGGTCAAATGCAAATGTTACTTTTGCTTCTACTTCGTAATCTTTTTCTCCGTCATTAATTTTTAATGTTGTAATTGGATTAAATTCAGTCAAAATATATACCTCTTTTCAATTTTTTATAAAAAAATAGGGAGCTTTCGCCCCCTTGATCTATTAGTTTACATAGAATGGTCTTCCGTGTGTGAATCAGATACAACACTAGCTTTCTTTTGATTCTCGAATGTTCCGACTTTTTCGCCGAATTTTTCGTATTCAACTGTAGGCGCACCTGCAGCTTCAAACCACTCTTTCGGCAAGTTATCTTCAGCACCTTCTGCTGTATTCCATTTAACTTTTAATGATAGTTCGATTTTGTCACTTTCATCATCAAACGACATTTCAAATGATTCTGGAACAACATAACCAAACATTCCGTGATGTTTACCGTCTGCACGTTTATTACGCTCATAAAGCCATATACGCAACTGTCCACCTGTTTGTACAGCGTGTTTCACTGCTTCAATTCCTTTATCTCCAGGCACATTACCAATTGTTAATTTAAATGATTCTGACATTGCATTGGGGGAATAGTCCGTTTTACCGCCTCGTACTATTTCAGCTAAATCATTTTCAATCGTATGTCCACCTTCTTGCAAGTCAGCTAATAATAAAGATTCTACTGGATCTAAGTCAGTTTCAGCTGGACGTACAACTGCTAAATAGTTTTTTTGCGCCATTTAATACACTCCTTCGTTTTTCTTTTTATGTCTGTACTTAAATAAAAGCCGTATCGTGCCATGCTTAGTAAACCTGTCTATATCAGAGAATACTGCTTGACTATCGATACAGCTATATTGGAATTCGTAATTTTCTATCTCTATAGTCCTGTTTAGCACATAGCCTATTGCGCTTAAAATGAGCTTAGCCTCGTATTGTGTAGCGAACTGTGAATACACATGTATGACAATACCAACTGTTTCTCTCATTGTTGCACTAGATTCGTTGTTAGTGACGTTTGATTCACCCACAACAATATATGGGTAAACAGCGTCATCTTGAACAACGTCAAAGACCCTATCACCAACTATTTTGTTAATGTTAGGGTCTGAGATTAATCTTTTATATATTTGATTTGTAAGTTCAGGTTCAACTGATACCCACATATTTAACCACCTCTATGAAAAATACTGCTCGAATGTCTTGCGTCCTGCGTCAATTGCAGGGTTCCAAAACGGCTGTGGCGCTTGTCCTTTAGTAGTATGCCATTTACCGTTAGCGTCTTTATAACTCCACGGTATCTTTTTAGCGCGACTACCTTTAGTGGCATAAATACCTGTGCCGTACTCAACATAAACACTATATTCTGCACCTACATTGATAACTCCTGTTAGACCGTTGTTCTCAAATCGAAAGTCTATACTTTCTTTCAAAAATCCTAAGTCAGCAGGAGCTAATGCTACAGCAGTGTTATATATCTTCATCGTTGTTTTAGCGATACCTTTTTTAACCCACTCTTCTATTTTCTTATCGAACTTATCCAATTCAACAACCATGCTATCAGCACCGTACTTAACTTTTGCCATATGGCACCTGCTTAAGTCGTAGTAACTTAATTTCATGTTGTCCGCCCTGATCTACAGAATCACCTTCAATACTAAAGATTCTACCCTCATACTCAAATAAATTGTTTTTAGATATTGGCAAGTCATAAGGTACATATAGGTTTCTGTCATATTCTTGTGACATTTGATGAAATTTTAGTTGTTCAGATGTAGTAGGCGTATCCATAAATCCTTTAATTGTTTTATCGCTTACAAAGCGCTCTTGTATAATTGGATACTCTCCTACTTTTTTGATACTTCCAATAGAAATAGTGTGAGGGAATTCGTCGTATGGGTTAAACACAAACAACACCTCTACCTTATTGGTTTAAACGGATGAAACTTTGCTCGTTTATACCTGTTTAATACTCCACTAATGTAATCAGGGACACCATCGTTATAAGTGTACGATACTGTCCCCATGCTTCTAGATTTTAAGTTTCTTTTAACCTCAGGACGTTGATAATACTCTAGAACATCTGCGACATACTTTTTGATTGAGTAGGGATAAATAACTTGACCATCTTTCATGAAATCATTGTTTGTTATATCCCTAACATCTTCTAGTATTCCGTCAACTTCCATCTTAAATATTTCTTCTTCATCACTTTTAACTTCTACTCCATTTTTCTTGAGTAAAAGTTTAACATCTTCATAAAGAGTCATTTTTATCACTCGCTCTTATCAGACGTAGTACGGCGTGATTTAACCTCTTTGTAACCAACAAGACTGTAATAAGAGTCAAACGCCTTCTTTGTAACAGTAATGGTCACATCGTCTTTTTTTACCTTAATCTCTTCTGCAGGATTAGCCATCATATATCCTCCTATTCAGTTGGTTTAAGCGTTGCGAACGCTTCTGGTTTAACGTTCATGTATGCAATATGCATCGTCGCACGTAAAGCGAACATATCACGTTCGAATAATGATACCGGTTGATCAGATGCATCAGATGCTTGTAATGTTGTTAAAGTTGCATCCTCTGAAATCGCATATTCGATACCTTGTAAGATACCATAACGTGCGTAATCCCAGTCACCCATTAAAGCTAATGACTGTTTCTTATCAAACACATCAGCACCAGTGTAAGATAAAGGTAGTCCCATAATTTCATTACCATTTGCATCAAACAATGGATGTTTATTACCATCTAAAGCATTACGCATTTTACTTCTGAACGAACGCGTAGTTAATACTCCGTTTGGATCTAATTCTTCATCTTCAATAGTAGCCATTAACGCTGAAAGGTCTACGTATAAATCTTTAGAATCATTAACCACATTACCTTTTTCTTCTGCACCTGTTACAAGTGGTTTACCACTAGTTGAAGTGTTATAAGGTGATTTAGTACCAAAGATAACAGCTTGGTCAAACGCTTTGTAAAACGCCTCTGCAATTAAAGGTTTAACCTCATTAAAGAAATCTTTTGCAGTCCATTTAAGAAACTCTTTTGATAACGGGATAATTACACCAATTTTCTTAGCTTCCATTTCTGCTTGTGCGTATTCAGGTTTTGAGGTTTGAATACGTTCCGTTTCTGATACCCAGTAAGCGCCTACACCTTTAGCTAAGTAAGTAAATTTTTTCTTTTGAGCTGTCATCGGCTCATTTTTAGCTAATTTCATAATTGCTGAATTAGCCATAATGTCTTTCATGATTAAAGTACCTTGTTCTGCTGGAATTACGCCGTTTTTAAAATCCGATAAAATAACATTGCCTGGCGTGTATGTTGGAGTTGCCATATTTTATTACCTCACTTTATTTTCTAATATTGATTTCTTTCGCCATTTCTTCAATGGACTTTACATTTGAAGAGTCTAAATCTTGATTTTGTGATTCTTTAACATCTCTTCCACTCGATTTAAATTTAGACTCAACACCTTCTTGAACATACTTGTCAAAAGTTTCTTTTAAAGCTTTTAAGTTTTGCTCAGTATCTTCATCAGAGTCGCCTAAAAATCTATCAACTAAGGAGGTTGGTAAATTTAGTTCTTGCGCTTTACCCAATGCATTACTTCTTAGTTTTTCGCGTTTTGCTTCTGCATCGCGTTTTTCTAACTCTTTTTCAAGAGCACTAATGCGTTTTTGTTCTTCTGATTGTTCAGGATTACGCTTCTGTACTTCTTTTTCGATTAGATTCTCTAGATTTTTTTCTTTCCACGACTCTAATCCTTTCGAATGATAACGATCTAATTCAGGTTGAATGAATCGTTTACCTTCTTCTGTATCTAAAAAGCCTTTAACGTCATCAACTGACACCGTCTTAAGTCCATTTAGATAATCTTTTACTTCTTTATCGTCTTTGTGTTCTTCAAAAAAAGACTTAACTTCTTCGATATTCATATATCAAAACTCCTTTTTGCCCTTTGCGTACCGTAACAGTCCGAAAAGTGCATAATAAAAAGCAGTTTAACGACATGCTAAGGTCGAGTAGTAAGGTGATAACTTATTTAAAAGTAATTACCATTTTCTTAACGTTGTTTTTGTATTCTTTGAATTTGTTGAAGTCTACATCTCCCTCTACTTCTATGAAGCAAGTGTCAGGACTATACGAAGCTATAACATCATAATCTGAACCGAATTCCGATTCCTTTTTCTTCGGTAAAGCGTCGTATTTTTCAGCTTTAATAAGCAATTCGTTGTAATCCACCAAATCAATATTCACTGTATTACGTTCCATTTTTCAACCACCTTTTCGCTTATATTCCTCCCACTCACGATAAGTCATGAACGGGATAACTTCATTTTTACCATCGTCATTACGCGCTCTCATTACAGTTGGTAATTCATCTTCATCAATGTAATAAAGTAATTTGCAACGACAATTAATATTCTCTTTCGCACTGTTTACACCAATAAATAGCTTGGGCGCCTGCCCAACACACCCACTTGATTTAAAATTCTGATCTATTTCCACTGATTCCCCATCTAAATGACGATGAGTATCGCGTGTTCGTGTATCTTTGGTAGCATGCCAACGTTTCTTCATCTTCAAACCATTATCTTTAGCAACCATTGCGCTATCTAATCCAGCTTGAGACATCGCTCTGCCTGCTTCTGTACGAGCCACACGCAATGATTGAGCTTTAGACATGCCGATATCATCGCGTATTGCTTTTGCTATCTTAGAGTACCCCTCCCCGCTCATAATGCCTTGTGTAATGTGCATGCGTATCTTTTTCAACACTTCATCACGATGTTTTTGTAGTGTCGGCATTAAACGAATGAACTCGATGGGTTGTTCAATAGCTGATTTGATTACCTCTTTACTTGGAACATCAAACTGCATAGATGTTTGACTCGCCATTTCATATAAATAAAGGCTCATAAGGAACTTTTCGATATAAGCATCTTCCTGTGACTTCTGAATCATCTTAGCTACTTGCCTATAGTCATCAGTCAACATTGTACCTATACGAGTTAACTCCTTATTGAGCCTGTTGTATTTATTGAATTCAGTCCATGTAACATATACATCATCACTTTGATACTTTTCAAACATATCTGCGATGATTTGTTTTATCTCTTTAAGTCGATTAGCAAATAGTTGTTCTATTGGTTTTTCTGCTTTAGAGATTAAACCCTCGATATACTCATCAATATCATTCTGATTGGTTATTTTGGGATTTGTCATTTGCGTCACCTTCATATATATCAGGTAATTTGTCATTAAATTCAAGACTTTCTTTTTCCATTTCGTCTAATTCGTAATCAACATCATCAACTAGTTGTGATTGTCCCAACCTTGTTCGTTCTGAAACTTGCCCCTTAAGGTTAATTAGCACTTGTGATTCTTCTAACTTATTAACTGGAATGTTTCGAGTGAACTTAAATATCAGATTTAAATAACTATCATCATCCAAGTTGTACCCTTTACGCTTTAATGCAGATAAAATAACTTTGAATTGGTAACGTAACATCGCTGTCATCTTACGCTCAAACGTCATACATTTGTTCTCTAAAGCCATAAGCTTAAGTTTCATTCCAATGATAGGCACATTTCCATTAAACTCGTCAGAATTAAAGTTTACTGACTTTGCAAAACGCATGATATTCTTTTCGATTCGATCTAAATGGTTCTCAATCATTGTGTCATTTACATCTTTAGTTAAGTATTTAACGTCCATATCTTTGTCGAACAACTCAAATGCGCCACTCTTTTGTGTTTCTTGAATCATTTCTTCACTCATACCCATACCGCGTAACACAAGGTATGCTAAACGCGTCTGACTAATCTCGCTTGACGCGTCGCTCATTGTTAAGTCATATGCGTCAATTAAGTGAATAACCTTTTCAGCATCTCCTATCATCTCTTTGTTGTTAGGTACACCAAACAATGGATTGTAATCAAATAAATGTTCATATCGTCCAACTTCTTGTAAAGCGTCGATACCTTCTCCTCGAAATACATAATAATAAGTATCATCGTAAAACTCTGCGTACACATAATCAGTGCCATTATCATCATCTTTTTCATAAAAGTAGCGCAATGAGTATGTAGGTTCTAAAATATTGTCGCCAACAAAAATAACATTATAGGGATCTATATTCTTAATCCTAATATCACCATTCGTATCAATATATGCTAACCTAGCACCATATCCGCAAATTGCTGCCATTTTACCTATTTCAGAATCCTCATCATCAACACTATTTCTAATGGCAAAGTTGGTTATAAACTTTTTCAACTTTTCGTTTTTTTCTGCGTTTTCATCTAAATCATAAGTAACAGGAACACCATGTAAATAACCAACACGTGTATCAACAATTTCGCTGTCAAAAGAGTTGTTAAGTTTGTTATTAACAGACACGTCTAATCGCCTTACATTTCCACCAGTTTCAAAATCTTCTTTTTCTTCAATTGGTCGACGTTTGAATATTGGTACATAGTCAATATGTGTCTTGTATCTATTATAGAGATTAACCATTCTCTCTCTATCGTCTTTATGTGACTCTATTAGAGCCTCAATATGCTTAGGCAATATTCCTTGTGCTTCAATATCATCTATTAACTTATACAATGTCATTTCCCCCTCCTTAATCGTTCAGGTTTAGTATGTGTGTATATGGCATATCTTAACGAGTCCAACACGTCATCAAATTCTTTTATAGGCTCTCCGTTTGTAGGGTGCCAAACATATTTAAATACCTCTTGCTTAAACCTATCCATATTATCATAAAGAACAAGTAACTTGTTTTGTTTGAACAACTTAGCAACTTCCTCTACACCCGATAGTTTACTTTTATCAGCGTTAATTGCACGTAATCTATGTCTTCTAAATTCAGTGATGTATTCAGGTCGTGCAGTATCGCAGTAAAAATTAATATTGCCATATCTACTTACAATATCTTTTGCAATAACCACCCAATCATCAATAAACTTAAATTGGTGTGCGTGCTCCTCAATAAAATAAAAGTTACCATCTATACCTCGTCCTATTAACACAATAGATCCATAGTGCTCGTAACCCCAGTCGACACCAGCAAAGTATTCTTTGATAGGTATGTCGTCCAGTTCATCTGCTTTAATCGTATTCTCATTCAAATCAAAGTCGGCATATACTACACCGTCACCAGACACCCACATACCGTTGATATTACGTTCATAGAACATACCTGATGGTGTTGAAGCCTTAATAGACTCTTTATATCTATCATTAAGAAAGTTATTGTCATCGAGCTTAAATTGGTGACTCAGTATACCTGCTTTAGGATCTGTATTTTCAATATAATCTTTCAACAACCAATGCTCGGGATGGTCAGGGTTGGTATCTACCAATATTCTTGCACCAGTTCCACTACAACGTGACTTAATCTCGTCAAACACCTCTTCATGCGCTAACGACGCTTCATTGATATATGCACCAAACGATGTCATACCACGTATAGCTCCTATACCACTTACTTTACTGTGACCTGTCTGAACCACTTGAACGCCAAATAACATGAATGAATTATATTTATCAAAATTAAACTCAATGCCATATTTGTTAGTTAACTCTATTAGTACGTTTTTTTGAATCGTACCTAATGTTGCACCAGCAAGTATATATTGAGGTGTCTCAATTCCTTCTTCGTCTGCTATCTTTCGCACACGCATTAACTCACGTAAAAATAAGTCATTGTTTAATATTGTTTTACCTGTACGCTTTGCTCCGTGATTAATTAACATAAACCAATCTTGTTTTTGCGTTTGCTTCAATATTTCAATTTGTTTGTCCGTATATAAAGATTTAAGTTTATTCATTGACGATCACTTCCGTTATTGCGTCATGAAGTTGTTTGATTTTATCTTCTGTTCCACTGTCACCTTTATCTATTTGTTCAATCTTCTTCTCAAGCATCTTAATTTCAGTTTCTATTTTCTTGTTAGCTAAAACTTCGTTACCTAACGTCATTCTATTCATACCATCTAAACTAGCGAGGAATGCATCAGCTGTCGCTTTCTTCACTCCCTCTATTTCAATGTCATTCTTAGCTACATTCTTTAGCCACTCATATTCTTCAAAGGCCTTTTGGCGTGTCCATTTTGATTGTTCAGCTACTTCTTGACGCAATTTTTCGTACCTTCCGGAAACCTTCCGATTTTTAAAAAGTGTACTCGCTTCTTTATCTAGATATTCCCCACTCTTACCTTTAGTCGAATACCCTGCGTCAATATATGCTTTCCGTTGGCTCTTGCCCTCTATGAGTCCTAGCACAAACTTTTCTTGCTTCGGTGTTAATTTAATCAATTGTTTTCACTGTATCACACGCCTTTACGTTAATTACTCTAGTTATTTTAAATATAAAAAAATGCCCCTACATCTTGTGTAGGAGCTACGTTCAATAAATGTGAAAGGAGGAAAATAGTTATGACTCAAAATGCAAGAATTAAACTACCCACCATATAGGCAGGTAGTAAGTGATTAATAGCGTAACATATCAACTTTACATGTTTGTCACTTCTCAATCACATCGATGAGAACATCTAATGTGGCTATTACCCCACGTCTTAAGATAATTCTTACAAATCAATTATATAAAATTAATTCACAGTTTAAAAATAGTGTCATTTTCGTCATTTCTGTCATTTTTGTCACTTTTGTCATTTCTGTCATTTTCGTCATTTTTGTCATTTCTGTCATTTTCGTCATTTATGTCACTGTAATAGATAGATTTTTTCTGCCAACTCATCACGTCGCGCTAAGAAATTGTTTTTATTCAATTTAGAGTTAGGCATCTTCTTGATAATTGCATCCCTGTTATAACCTTTCTTTAACAACTCTAAGAAACAAAAGTCAACGTGTCCCAATCTCTGTTGTGATTGATTTATAAACTCGACTTCTTTTAACATCTGCGCATACCTTTTATTTGCTCTCTCAAGCCTCACAACAACATCTTCAACTTTACTTGAGTTTTCCCTTTGTGGTTTCGGTAATGTCGCTTGTATGCCATACTGTGCGATTGAATTGCTATCATATTCGGGTATTACATCGGCTAACACATTACACTTCATTTTATGTGTGCCTATCATATTAACAATTGACTCTTTGCTATACATCTACTCTGACACCTCCGCCCTCATCAAATCAGACTGATCGCTCAACTTTGCGAAGTCACTCGGCGCCTCTACATCATCATTAGCTGTCATCATAATATATACTTGCTCAGTTACATACTTACCTAGCTCATACATCGCTAGTAAGAATAA